TCCTTCATGGCCAGCCCCCAGACTGTAAGGGATAGTGCTGAATTCTTGTCGCCAAACGTCTCTGCGTACCAACTTACATAATTCTTGTACAGTCTTGCGGCGCCCATCTTTGTGCTGCCTGGGTAAACTTTTCGATCGTTTTGCCATCGTCGCAACTGGTCTGCGGCACGTCTTGGAACAACTGCGAGCCCTGTGAGGAGTTGTTGTACGTTAGTTTCAATTATCTTCATTAATCTCTCCTAAGCCTACACTGCCTATACAAGACAGTGAGTAAACCGAGATCCCCAAAAAATCCTCAATAGTCATTCACTAAACTAGAAAATACATATGAATCATGTCAGTACCTTATAAAATACTTTGTCAAGCAGACTTTAGTGAATGAGAAAAGTGCCGAAGAGAGTGGTAGCGCCCAAAGTGGTAGCGCCACAAACCCCAAAAATTTATTGCCAGCGTTTTACATGTTTTGCTGCCCAACCCAAACATGCCGGATATCGCAGACTGCCGGATAATAAACCTGCGCGGCCAAGCTTGCCGTTATAGCTGCATGGTATCGAGAACGAGTTACTACCGGCCCCACTTGATTTAAACCCCAAGGCTGCAGGTAGCTTGCTCTCAGGATGCCGCAAGAAATAGTTTGGCAGATAAGATGTTGTGCGAGTTAGGTAAGTCGGCTATCCCGTAGCCGCCGAGTTGCTGCAAGTGATCTCGAATTGGACACATAAAACACCAGAGTTGAGGCAGTTCACGCTGCCAGGTGACTGGTGAATGACCTACGCAAGCACACACATCGCTGCCAGATCTCCGAGGCTGCACAGGGCGGCCGCAAGGGGCAGGTGTCCTAAAAGGGGCACTCCGCCTGAATAACCACAAAGGGTATCTAATGTCCAGAGAACTCGACCAGCAAATCAGTGAGCACGCAGCAACGTTATGGAACCTTATCACCCGTCAACCAATAGATGTCCAGGCACTGACGCCGGAATTCTTGGAACACTTAGCAATACTTTTAGACGAGGAAATTTCGTGACTTACATCGATCCGATGATGCAGTTTGGTCTGGCGCGCTACGAGAATGATTTGGCGCGCGATCCAGAGCTGATATGGGCCTCACCGCAGTTTCAGGAATTCATCAATAGCCCAACCAGGATGCAGCAGTTTCGTTCCTACCTGGTATCCCTGCTCGCACAGACATATGAAATTGAAGCCAACAGATCCGGCCGCGATTTATAACACCAACTAAAAGAGTTAGAAATGCCTCCTATCTATACCTGGGAATGCCCTACCTGTGGGCAGTCCTGTGATGTCCAACGTCCGATCAACGCTCGCGATTCCTCTCCCACCGTGGATGAGGGGTGCTGCAGCCACAAGATGAGCAGGTCCTTGCAGGTTGCTGGATTCGTTCTGAGCGGCAAAGGATGGTTCAAGGACGGCTACTCCAAGCCTGCGGAGCCCAAGAAATGATCTATATATTCCCGCATCCCGATATGCCAGTACATGCCGGCAGTAAATGGTACAAGCCGTTTGCCCGCAAAAAATTGGCCGTGGAAATGTCCGAATTCTTCAATGCAACCTTCCTGTTCGTACACCCGACCAATGTACCAGTAATGACTGCACTACTGACTGGCCAGGGACTTAAGTTTCAAATTCGCATTCTTAAGGCCGCAAATTTGCCCGCAAATGTTATCCCATTTAGAAAGCCTGAATGAACAAAGCACATACCAAAAAAGCAGCCTGGCCCTTTATCGACTATGACTACTGGCGAAAATTGAGCAAGGAGGAACGAGCCTGGTTGCAAAAGTTCAACAATGAATACTACCTCAATAGCGTTGATAAAAATCCCCTGCACAAAAAAGCAAAGATGCGTGAGCGATACTCGGCCGACAACGAGCGCAGACGTGACGGCTGGAATGTGTGGGAACGGTTAGATTACGATCCGGATTGGGTAGCTAGGAACAGTGAAAATGACAATGAAAATCAATGAATATACCGACATCAATCTAAACTACCGCGATCGAATTTTGTACGTGTTTGGTGATATTGATACTGAGTCCGCAAGACAGCTTATCATTGGGCTGGATCTTCTGACGGGCGATAAACCTGTGACAATCAAGCTGCACACGAGCGGCGGCGATTATTATGCAGGTTATGCAATGTACGATGCCATCAGAAAGTTTCCGGGTCATGTAACCATAATAGCTACAGGCCAGGCCATGAGTATGGGGCCCATCATCCTGCAGGCTGCTGACACACGCATCGTGACTGTCAACACCACGATAATGCTACACAGTCCATCAGACACTGCAATTGACACTGAAGCGATCAGTTTTGAAGCCTGGGGAAAATACAGCGGATATGCGCGGCGCAGACTTTGCGAAGTCTTAGCAGCTAGATCAGGCAAGCCTCCCAAGTTTTGGGAATCGAAGTTACGAGCAGATTTTATATTAACACCAGAACAGGCTTTAGCCTTAAACCTGATAGATGAGGTCCAGACCATATGAACATTGAAGATTTCGCCCTGAATGCTGTTAGATTTTTTCATGAAGACAAGCCAGGTCGATACAGCCCCCAGGATAACGCCCCAGCATATCTATACAAATTTGTATTGGGCAATCACCCCAGGTTAGATACCCAGCTTATCTTTAGAGCGCTTAACTATCTCGCCAGCGGCATCGAAATTCCAAAATACCCTACTCGCAAATACTTGGAATGGCTACAGACTAACGAATCAGCGCCTGCTCATATCGACGAACTGCTCAACCAAAAGACGCCACCGAAATCCTTACATGAATTGCTTGAAAAAGCATACTTTTATGAATTTCAGCGGATAGTTAACTTAATACGAAAATTTTATGACACTAACTTTACTCATAAGTAAGAGAGGTCTGTATTAATAATGTAACCCAGATTTACAAAGAAATTTCTGAACTTCTCGACTTGGGCATGTTCCCCGGCAGCGTATCTGCTCACATAATGGGCGCCCGAATCTTTCTCCAAAACTTAATCAAGGAATTAGAAGCCAATGAAGGTAGTAGTAAAGAAACCGTCGAGTCCGGAGGACGTGGCGTTCGGGATGAGAAAGACACAACTGGGCTGGCAGACAGTGCAGTACACGATAAAAGACGGAAAAGTAGTAGAAGAAAAAGTAAGTGAACCTGATCTCCGTAGCGTCGCACTTGAAAAGTACCGCAAACTAACCGCCTTTTTCTGGTACTTCTAATGATCAAAGTACTACAATTCTTTAGATTTATTGACGAAAATGGCGATCTATCTCTAACCAATATTGCTGTTATCGCAGCACTTATAAACGTAGCACTGCAGTTCGATGTTGATGTTTACGACGTTGTAGCCCTGGGGATCACACTCGCCAGTTATCAGTTCAAGCGAGTCGTTGCAGGTAAGCAAAAGCCACCAGAGGACAAGATAGCTGAACTGAATGAAAAACTTCGCAGTCTTGAGAGCAAGTTTGCCGCAGTAATGATGAGTAAAAAGCTGCCCTTATGAACGAAGAAATACATTCCATCCTAAAAAGAGAGCTGGGACGCCTGGATACTCTGTCGCAAGGACAGGGACTCGCCTTAGATGATTTCCGCACCCTTGATCTTCTGATCAAAGCGTACAAAACCCTCATTCGAGAGATTCCATCCGACAAACCCGCCCCCCAGGACGATCCTAGCACCTCCTCCACTGAGGAATTATTAAAAGACTTAGATGAGCCTACCAGCTAAAACACGCGGCCGACCGAAAAAGCCAATCGGATTTACGAACACTCAGAAAATTGATGAGTTGTTTCGCCGGGGTGTACTCGCGCCCTGGCTCCTACACGAAACTCAGAAGAAAATGTACCATGGCTTTCACCACGCGCCTGCCAAGAAATTCATCATTAACAGCAGCCGCCGCCTTGGAAAAAGCTTTCTGCTCTGCGTGATTGCGCTTGAACAGGCCATTCAAAAGCCAGCTAGCCAGATACGATTCATGTGCCCAACCCAGCGCATGGTTCGCAAGATCATGATTCCGACTTTCAGGCAGATTTTGACCAATTGCCCTGTTTCTTTGCGTCCAAAATTTAACAAGTTTGACGGGGTGTGGACGTTTCCCAATGGTTCAGAGATCCATATCTGCGGTAGTGAGCAGGGCCAAGTGGATGGTCTTCGAGGAACGTCAGCAAACCTCATTATAATCGACGAGGCGGGCTTCTGTAGTGATCTAGAGTATGCCCTTGAATCCGTCTTAATGCCCCAAACACTGACCATTCCGGACGCTAGGATCATACTTGCCAGCACACCGCCGCCCTCACCAGATCATCCGTTCCTTCGGTATGTAAACACTGCCATAGAGCAGGAAAGTTATAGCAAGTTTACGATTTACGACAACCCAATGCTTACCCGTACACAAATTGACAAGTACATGATTGAAGCCGGTGGGGAAATGTCGACCACTTGGCGACGCGAATACCTCGCTGAATTCGTGACCGACAAGGACCTAGCGGTACTTCCAGAAGCAACCGCCGACCTCATGCAAGAGATCGTAGTTGATCTCGCCCGCCCTCAATTCTATGAGCCCTTCTCTGCAATAGACTTGGGCTACATAGATAATACGGGAATTTTGTTTGGATATTACGATTTCCTCAAGGGCAAAGTCATAATCGATGACGAAATTCTGATCAACAAAATCACCAGCCGTCAGATAGCCGACTTAACAAAAGAACGAGAACTGCAGCTCTGGAACCGTCACCCTAAGGCACGAGTGATAGACGGCAATCCCATGCAGATCGCAGACCTCAATGAAATTCACAACTTTTCGTGTTACGCGCCATCCAAACAGGACCTTCACGCGAATATTAACCGCGTCCGTCTGGATTTGACTGAACGCAGACTGATCATCAACCCTCGCTGCACCAAACTTGTTGAGCAGATTAAGTATGCAACGTGGGATAGCACCAAGACAAAGTTCTCTCGCAGCAGCGCCAATGGCCACTGGGATTTACTAGCTGCCCTTATCTATTTCCTAAAGGCAATAGATAGGGTAACCATTCCATACCCTGCTAGCCATGGATACGACCAATTTAATGATTGGGGTTTCCCTCGAAAACACCCAAACCAAAACTTTGAACACCTCCTTGTAATGTTTCCCACCTCAAAGAGCTAACCGGAGAAAATAATGGATAATGTTTATTTTGCAAATTTGCCTGACGACGAAATAGCAGAGAGGCTATACGCAAAAGTAGAAGATTACTACGATATCCTCGAAGCCAGTGGACGTATGAAGCTTTGGAGAAAATCCCACCGGGCATACTATGGGATGGACGAAAGCGGACAACATAAAGCAAGCAAGATCGGGCGTTCAGGAGAACAGAACGAATTATTCAAACTGACCGTCAACCACTACAGGAACCTGCTACAGCATTTGCACGTGATAGTGACACAGCAAAAGCCAGTTTATGATTGCCGTGCGATAAATACTGACTATAAGTCCCAAACACAGACAATTCTGGGTGTCAATATCCTTGAATATTATATGCGTGAAAAACGTCTTGCCGAGCAATATAAGCGATTATGCGAATACTGTATTGTATATGCCGAAGGTTTCCTTTACGTCGACTATGACGATGCTGCAGGGGACGTAGCCGCGGTTGACCCAGAGACAGGTGCACCGATTCCGACCGGAGACGTAGTTGTTAGGGTATTCGAACCTATCAATGTTATTCGTCGCGTGCAGTCTGATTCAGACACCAAAAGCGACTGGTATATTTTACGTCAATGGGAAAACAGGTATGATATCGCCGCACAGAATTCAGATAGCGCTGACAAAATTCTCAATTATTCTGGCGATATGTACAATAAGTCTCTTACCACTTATTTTGATTCGGCTGGCAAAGAAGACGACGACTTAATTGTTACTTATACATTTATTCATGGTCGAACCGCAGCCTGTCCAAACGGTCGAAAGGTAAAATTTATTGGCGCCGATTGTATGCTTTCGTCAGAACCGTTAAGGGACGAAGTCATGCCAGTTATCCGAATGGCGGCGTATAACCAAGACGGAACTAGCTTAGGATACACGGTAGGGTTCGATCTGTTAGGTCTGCAAGAAGCTTCTGACATCATTTACAGTACAATTCTTACTAACCAGGCAACTTTTGGTGTTCAAAACGTTTGGATAAAAACAGGTTCGAACGTTTCGGTCACCCAAGTGCGCGACGGCCTAAACTTTATTCAATCAAATGACAAGCCAGAACCTATTAACCTAACTTATACCCCTCCTGAGATATTCAACTTTCTCAAGGGCTTGGAGAATGCCCAACAAGTAACCTCTGGCATCAACAGCGTTGCTCGTGGTCAACCGGAAGCATCTCTGAAGTCTGGAGCTGCCTTAGCGCTGGTAGCATCACAAGCAGTACAGTTTGCTAACGGTTTGCAGTCCGCTTATGCCCAGGCGTTGGAAGATGCTGGAACTGCTTTACTCAAGACACTACAACAGAGAGCAACCATCCCAAGGATAACCGTAATCGCAGGCAAAAACCGCCGCAGTTACGTCAAAGATTTCAAGGGTTCGGATATTGCGCAGATAAATCGCGTAATCGTTGATCTCGGAAACCCAGTATCACAGACCATCGCTGGTCGAATCGAGATGGCAACCAACCTACTTCAACAAGGCATGATCAAGAAGCCGGAACAATACATCCAGGTTGTTACAACAGGTCGTATTGAGTCTATAACCAGCGCTGAGGAAACTGAAAGCCTTCTCATTCAGCGAGAAAACGAAAGTCTGCGTGATGGCATACCAGTACCAGTCATTGCAGTTGATAAGCACGTGGATCATATCGAAGGCCACAAGGAAGTATTGGCAGATCCTGCAGTGCGGGCTGATCCAACCATCGTCGCAGCGACACTGAAACATATTAACGAGCACATCAACGCTCTTAAGACCGTCGATCCAAACCTTCTGAACCTACTCGGCATGAATCCTATTACCCAGCCACAGCCACAAGTTGCCGGAGCTATGGCGCCTCAACCAAACGCCCAATCCGAAGGAAACCCCAATCGGGTCGAGGCTGCTCCAGGCAGCGCTCCTGAAGTCGCCGCAAATATGCCATCTTTACCTCAAAACACCCCTAACGAACTGAATCCAAACGTAGCATAAAAGGAAAAATACATGGATACCTCAGCCCCTATCGCGGCTCCTGCCGCATCTGCGCCATCATCAGAACCCAAGCAATCAGATCAGGCCGAAAATTCTTCTGAACCAAGGGAAATTGACCACAAGGAGCCCTCTAAAGAGCCGAAGGCCGCTTCTGCTCCCAAAAAAGAAGGTGAAAAGGATTCAGCCGAACCAAAGGAAACTAAAGAAGAAAAAGAAGTCCGCAAGGAAGCCGAACGGCGCAAGTACAAGCTCAAAGTCAACGGGAAAGAAGTTGAAAAAGAATACTCAGATGACGAGGTATCTCGGAAGCTGCAGCTGATTGAGGCGGCAGATGAGCGATTTCAAAAAGCTTCTGAAACCGAAAAGCAACTCCAAAATTTCGTTAAAGCCCTAAAGGAAGATCCTTTCGCAGTCTTGAGCCAGCTTGGATTGGATGATCATATAGACGCCTTAGCTGAAAAGCGCCTGACCTCCAAGGTTCAACGAGACCTCATGACGCCAGAAGAACGGGAAATTGCTGAATTGCGCGAATTCAAGTCCTCATCCGAAAGGGCGAAGCAAGAAGCCGAAGCAAACGAAAAAACCAGTACAGAAAAGCAACAGTTCGAGGAGTATCGTCAGCGCGCAAGTCAGCATTACGATACGCAAATTACTGACGCCCTCACAAAGTCCAGCCTGCCTAAAACTCCTTACACCGTTAAACGAGTTGCCGAGGTCATGGCAAATGCCCTTAACCGAGGCTACGAATTGGACGCTCAGACCGCTGCAGATATGGTTCACGAAAATTACCTTGGGGATGTCCAAGCTATTTTCGGTCAACTGGATGCTGAGAAGATCATCAAAATTCTCGGCCCGGATCTTGCCAAGAAAATTCGGAAATACGACGTGGACAATTTGCGTGCCAAGATGCAGACCAACCAACCTGCCGAGCAAGTAGAAAAATTGATGTCAAACAGCCCTTCAGAGCCACGCCGAGACCAGAAAAAGTACATGCGCGAAGATGAATGGAAAGAAATGATTCGAAAAAGAGCCGGGTTATAAGCCGCACCATACACTCTTACTCACATTATATATGAGAGTCGAGAAAATTACGCGGCGGCACATACCCCATCCCTGGATTGTGACCTACCTAAAGTAAACCAGCCTTCAAAACCTCAAAAAACAAATCCCAATTTTCACAATCCAATTTTTAATTTTCGGAGTTTTTTAAAATGGCCCAGTACAATACCGCGTCGACAATCTCTGCCTGGATAAAAGATATCTATGCAGACAAACTTGAAAACCTAATCCCAGAAGGTGTTCGCTTACTTCGTGATATCCCCTTCTTAAAAGGTGATAAAGAACTTGGCGACAACTACATTCAACCAGTAGCCCTGACCCATGAATTCGGCTTTTCAGTCGGTTCTGGAGCTTTCTCACTGAACGATTCAATTTCTGCAACTTACGGCGAAGCACAAATTGCCGGTAAAAACTTGTTGTTACGCGCCTCTGTTTCTTACGACGCCGCTGCACGAGCATCTAACAGCAAAAAAGCATTCATGAAATGGTCTGAGCAAGTAATCGGCAACATGACCAGCTCTTTCACGAAACGCCTCGAAATTCTGCACTTTTACGGCGGAACTGGGTTAGGAGCTGTTTCTGCTTTAAGTGATTCTGCTGGTGTCAATACCCTCACGATTTCTACAGCTTCTTGGGCAAGTGGAATCTGGGCGGGTTCTGAAGGAATGAACCTAGACGCTTATACTTCTACCACTAAACAAAACAGCGCCGGTACCTTGGTTGTTTCTGCAGTTGACTTGGTCGCTCGCACGATCACAGTAACCGGTAGCTCTTCTGACACTGCCGCAATCGACGTTGGCAGCGTACTTTACTTCCGAGCCAGTTACGGCGCTGAATTAAACGGCTTAGACAAGATCACTACCAATACAGGCTCACTGTATAACATCGTGGCTTCTGACTTCGCACTCTGGAAAGGAAACAGCTACTCTGCCGGTTCTTCTCCTTTAACTTTCGGAAAAATCCAACGCGCCATCGCTCTGGGTGTTTCTAAGGGTTTGGACGAAAAAGTCAACTGCTACGTATCTCCAGCCACATATGCCGACCTCAATACGGACTTGTCAGCCTTCCGGTCTATGGATCAAAGCTACAAAGCTGCTAAGGGCGAAAGCGGTCACGAATCAATTCGTTTTTTCAGTGTTAACGGTGAAATTGAAGTTACGCCAAGCATTTACGTAAAAGAAGGCGAAGCTTTCATAGTACCAGTTAAGAGAATGAAACGAATCGGTTCTACCGACGTAACCATGAGAATGCCGGGCATGGCTGACGAGCAACTGATGCTCCAATTGCCAAGCAACGCTGGATACGAAATGCGCTTATTCTACGATGGTAACTTGTTCTCTGAACGTCCAGGCTACCTTGTAAAAATAACCGGCATCGTCAACAACTCTTAATAAACACCATCAAAACATCACCTAAAGGGAGGTCTGGTTCGCCACGCCTCCTTTTTTCTAGGAGAAATAATGACCACATTAGCTATAATGATAAAGGCACAACGTGCCGACATTCAACGCTACATCACCAACGCTACCGCGGGAACTGAAGGCGCTATCCTTTTAGCACAATACTTCAGGAATGCCGCTAGCGGGCATGAAGGCGCCGAAATTGATGTACAATACAACGCAACTGATCCTGTCGCTGCAAGCGGAACCCTCACCTTAGTTTCTGCCGTCGCTACGGACGCCATTACAATCGGGACCACGACCTTTACCTTCACTTCAAGCCCTACCTTAGCTACTGATGTTGAAATAGATGGTGCCACCGATACCCTCGATGCAGCCGCACTTGCAGCCGCAATCAACGCCCACACAACTGTCAATAAAATTGTCCTCGCATCTTCAGCTTTAGGTGTTGTTACAATTACTGCCATTCAAAAAGGCGTGGTTGGCAATTTCATTCCTTTGACTAGTGCTGATGTGACTATCACAGCTTCTGGCGCAGGTTTCTTGGCCGCTGGTACAGGTGGAGCAACAAATACTGCAGTTACTTACAACCTGGGCTACACATAAGTAAGGAGTGACTAATGTCACGTGAAATTCAGCTAATTGCCAGCGGTGTGACCGTAGGCTCCTCTCTTACTGCCGTCGACGTAAGCAAACCTTTCGTTCCTGCCGATAAAAAAGAACTCAATCTCAAGATTTTACTCAGCGCCGCCGCCATAAGCAACGGTATCACGTTTAAAGTACAAGACAGCTTCGATAACGGCCTTACCTTTTATGATATTGGCGACCAGTCGGAAGCCCCAGCAGTCAAAAAAACGTTTGCCGCAGGTACCGCCGAGAAAAACACCATTACAGCTCCAGCAACTGCTGGTGTTACTCAAGGCGACTTCTTTATTCACAGCACTGTCGCTAGATCAATTGCGGTTTGGCTAGACATTGACGCCGCAGGAACCACTCCTGCAGGTGCACTTTTCCTTGCCACAACAGCACAAATCAAAGTTGGCATCGTAACGGGTGACACCGCTTCTCAAGTTGCTACTAAATTACGAGCAGCACTCGCTGGGCAGACCGATATTACGGTAACGGGTGCTACTACCGATGTAATCATCGAAAACGTGGTTACTGGTGCTGCTACTGATGTAGCTCGCTACAATGCTGCTGAAGGTGGAAGCGGTTCGTTTGGGATAGCCACAACCACTGCTGGATCAAACGGCGGAATAGACATTTCTACCAATGCAGTGACAAGTACTTCACATGGATTCGCAACTGGTGATTATGTTTACATCTCCGGCACACTCCCGGCAGGCTTAAGCGCTGGTAATTACTACATTATCAAAACAGACGCTAATACTGTAAAATTCGCTTCTACACAAGCAGACGCGTTGGCAGGCACAGCAGCAGACCTCACGGGATACGGTTCCAGTACCTGTGCTATATATGGCGCCGCATACGAAGTACGAATGATCGCTGCCGACACAACTGATTTAGCTCAACTTCCACTTTGGAGCCCCTGCAAAGTCGTAGTTACGACAGGTGTTTCGGATTCAGTCACGGTATCTAAAATATACCTGTCTGAATAACTTCTTATTTCAAAAACGGGTGAATAATGGCAATAACCAGAACAGTTAACAATACTTCCTACTCCATCCCAGGGAAATCTGAGACCGGCTGGAGCAGCCTCACTAACTATCTGGCAGCCCTATCAGATTACTGTTTAAAGACTGACGGTGGAGCGCGAACCCTTCTTGCAGAATTGAACTTAGGCGCTACTTATGGCGTCAAGCAGGCATACCTCAAATCTCAGGCTAGCAACCCCTCCAGCGCAGGAATTATACGGCTGGGTAATGCCGAGTCCATAGGTTGGCGAAATGCTGCTAACGGCGCCGACAAGCTACTTAAAGTAAATTCAAGCGATATATTAGAATACGATGGAAACCCCATTACAACTCTGGCTCTGGGCGCAGGTAACACCGTACTACGAATGAACAGCGGTGGATCTGCGTACGAATACGCGCAGCTAGTTAACGCGAACATCGACAGCGCTGCAGCCATTGCTTATAGTAAATTAGCTCTTTCCGGTTCTATAGTTAACGCAGATGTGAGCGGTTCGGCTGCAATTGCTTACAGCAAACTAGCTTTAACCAGTTCAATCGTAACTGGCGACATTTCAGGAACAATTTCCCCAGTTCAGGGCGGAACTGGAGTAGCAAACAACGCTGCTGCAACGTTAACCCGCTCCGGCAACCATGCCTTGACTTTGACTACTTCTGGCACTACAGGCGTCACACTGCCTACAACCGGCACCCTCGCTACCCTGGCTGGAGGAGAGTCGCTTTCCAACAAAACGCTGCCGAACAGCACCTCTATGCAGATTTTGGATGTAAATCTCCAGATCCAAGATGATGGTGATGTCACTAAGATAATAAAATTTCAGGCCGGCGACATAACCACAGGAACTACCCGCACACTCACAGCTCCGGACGCTTCCGGAATCTTAACACTCATTGCCGCCAATCAATTGCTTAGCAACAAGCAGTTGCAGGCGTCATCTGTTAAAATTGCTGACGATAGTGACGTAACTAAACTTGTAAAATTTGATGTTAGCGGGGTAACGACAGGAACTGAACGTACAATAACTGTACCGAATGCAGACGGCACCTTAGCTTATATTGCAGCAACCCAGACCCTTACCAATAAAACCTTTGATGCCGAAGGTACAGGCAACGCTCTTTCAAATATTACAAATACACACATTAAGGCAACCGCAGGAATTGCTGTCAGCAAATTAGCAGCCCTCACTGCAAGTCGTGCTGTAGCTCTAGACGGCTCTGGATTCCTTGTAGCCGCAACCACTACAGCCACTGAATTGGGTTATGTAAATGGGGTTACCAGCGCCATACAAACTCAGCTAGATGCTAAGGCAACCGCCTCATCTGCCACTACTTTCACAAACAAAACCTTCGATGCAGATGGCACTGGCAATAGCATCACAAATATTGAGAACGCTGACATTAAAGCTGCTGCGGCCATTGCCAGGTCAAAGCTGGCGGCAGGAACGGCAGATCATGTAGTCATAAACGCAGCCACTACGGGAGCGTTTTCTTCAGAGGCACAACTTGCCATTGTTAGAGGAGGAACTGGTCAAGCAACTGTAACAGCTGGCTTTGATGCTTTATCACCTACTACGACTAAGGGCGACCTAATTTCCCGCAATGGTAGCAATAATATAAGGGTTGCTGTAGGAGCAAACGGCACAGTATTGACTGCTGACAGTGGACAGACCTCAGGCCTTGGCTGGACATCTCCTCTCACGAATCCAATGGACGCTGCAGGGCAACTAATCTATGGCGGAGCATCCGGAGCAGCCAACAAACTTGCAGCTGGAACCTCGCAAAATTGGCTCATATCTGGCGGCGCAGGAACACCAACTTGGGGCAATACAGTCACTACCGGTAAGATGATAGACGGGTCTGCTGACGAAATACAGCTAACCGTTCAAGGCCACACAACTCAAACGAGCGATATATTTTTAGTCGAAAAGTCAGACGGCACCGACCTCTTAAACGTTACAAATGCTAACGGAACGAAGCTAAAGGGCACCACTACTAATGATGCAGTAGCAGCCGGTTTTGTCGGTGAATATCTCTCTGTCACTAAAACATATGCATCCCAGGTAACGCTCACTACTTCTACGGCCGCTAATCTCACTGGCGATGGATTAGCCCTCACGGCAGGTGATTGGGACATACAAGCCTTTGTTAACTTCGAAACCTCAGGTGCTGTGGCATTCACACAACGGCTTGCGGAAGTAAATACCGCAGGAGCCCCCACATTAGACGTCATATTAGGAACGCCTGACAGCTCAGGAAAGCTGACATTAATTAATGGTAGTACTCAAACCATTACAGATGACGAGTGTTACATGACTTTCCCCAACTACCGCCTGAGCACTACCAGCACCACACTTCATTTAGTAGTAAGGGCTATTTGGACTGGCGGATCAAGCGTTAAGGCGAGCGGGTTTCTGGCCGCACGCAGAGCTCGCTAATGCAGGATCACAACGACATAAGCGAAGTTAAACAAGCACTACGCCGCATTGAAGCCAAACTAGATGCTTATAGCGAACGCACTACGCGATCTGAAGAGTCCATAAAGCACATCTCTGGTCAGATTAAAATAATAGTTACCATGGCACTAGCCGCAATTATTGGCGGCACCTCATATATCTGGACAATGCTGACACACTAAAAGGAATATAGATGCAAGGAATCGACGTAAAGAAGCAAATTCTTAAGGAAATAATGGACATGGCTGATGAGGCGATGCTGTCCAAATTGAAAAAGCCAGGTCAAGACGAGCCTGCTGTTGAAGAAAAAGAAGGCGAGATGGATATGGCGAAAATGGTGATGAGCGAAAAGCCTGAAGCCGCTGATGAAGAAATGCCAGAGCCTGAAATGGAAATCGATCCTGAAATGCTCCAACAACTGCTGGACCAACTTAAAGAAGATAAGTAATTGCCTTACAACACGAGCGATTTTCTCACTGAAGTCCGCCTCCGTGGGAACATCCCTGATACCAGCAATGACGATAACGTAAACAGCGATAACAACATCCTAAAGTTGGCTACTTCTCTTTTTCATAGCAAGCTTTATCCAAGGATTCAGTCAACTCGCGGTGATTATTACGTTGCAACCAAAGACTACTCAATTACAAGCGCTCAGGCTAATTACGAAGTACCCTCTAGAGCGACAGGATTAATTGTTAGGGATATATTTGTCTTAACTGGATCACAGCTGGAGTCCCTTCCAAGCGTTGAACCTGAATATATCACATCAACGGCAACAGGGTGCCCTGTTGCATACTATTTTGAGCATAATAATATAGTCCTGTATCCCACGCCCTCGTCCACTTCAGGAACGCTGAGGCTAAAGTATTACCTTCGCCCTAGCCGTCTTGCAGACATTGCCAGCTGCGCACAGATCAGCGCGATCGATACTGTCTTAGGACGAGTTACTGTTTCATCAATACCCAGTACCTGGTCCACGACTACGGAGCTGGATTTTGTCAAGAAAACAGTCCCTTATGCTCTGCTTGCAATGGATCAGACTCCTTCTGCTGTAGCAAGTACGGTACTAACATTTAGTTCCCTGCCCACTGGACTGGCTGTAGGGGACTGGGTAGCGCCTGCAGAATACACACCAATTCCTCAGCTGCCTTTCGAACTTATACCAGTGCTTTCGCAAATGACGGCCGTAAAAGTCCTCGAAGCAATGGGCGACAGAGACGGAAACAACGTTGCTTGGAAAGACCTACAAGACGACCTCGAACAGGCACTTAAACTAATCACGCCACGTAACCACGGCCAGCCCACAAAAATCGTAAGCCGCCGCTGGTAATTTCAGGTAAGCAATGTCTCAACAACTGATCACAAAGTTTAATGGACTTTATACTCATCCGTCTGACTTATCCTCCACGCCCAATGGAGGGCTTCTTAGGGCAGATGATATTGTTATTGATAGGGAGGATATTGCGTCCCCTCGTCGAGGCTTTGACCGGGTTAGCTACGGCCTTTCAAACGCAAGCCTCCGACTAAACAAGACTTTTTTCTACCAGGATATGATTCTTGGGCATTACGGAGCCAACAAGCTCGCTTATTACAACTCAAGCTCTGGTTGGCAAGCATATTCCAGCACTTACGATCCAATAGATAGTTACATTAAGACTTTTGTTGATGCTGATGTAAATACCACTACTGATGTAATTACCGTATCCTCTCATGCGTTCGCGGCAGGCGATAAAGTGCTGCTTTCGACCTCAGGAGTCCTGCCTGCCGGTCTGTCAGCTGGCACATCTTATTACGTGACTACAGTTACAACCCATACTTTCAAGCTATCTGAAACGAGCGGCGGCAGCGCATTAGACATCACAGCGGCTGCAGGTGGCGGCACGCATACGATATATCTTCAAACAGTCGTACCTGTACGAGCCACCCAGGGCAACCAAAACCTCTATTTTACTACTAGCGACGGCATTTATAAATTGGACGCCTACAATGCTACACCAAGCTCTGCAGGCGCCTACAAGGGCTTGGACCTTACCGCAGTTGCAAACGCCCTACCAGGCTCAGCATGGCTGCCGGCAGACTACTCCGTTGCATATCGTCTTGTGTGGGGTTACCGGGACGCGAACAACAACCTCATTTTGGGTTCTCCCAGCCAGCGAGAAGTTATCACCAATGGGGCCAGCATCGCCGCAATAGATTTGCACGCATCAGTCCCCGCAGGGGTCACAACTTCCTGGTTTTACCAGCTCTATAGATCCGCGTCCGTTGACAATACTTCGGGTGACGTTGAACCTAACGACGAGTTGGGGCTAATATATGAAGCCAATCCAACTACGAAGCAACTGACTGCCTCATCATTTACAGTCGCAACAGGAGATATAGATACAACTGCGGAGACGATCGCCGAAACTGCCCATGGTTTAGCCAATGGTGATATTGTAACACTTTCTAGTTCTGGTACTCTTCCAGCCGGCACTGCCGCTAACACTAAATATTATGTTGTAAATGTTACTGCGGACACTTTTAAAATAAGTGCTACTTATGGTGGAACAGCCATAAACATCTCGTCTCAAGGTACCGGCACGCATACGGTATACTATGGCGGAATTATTGCTATTCAAGATATTGTTCCTGACGAATTACGCGGCGCTACAATATACACTGCAGCCACACAACAAGGAATTGCACAGGCGAACGAGCGCCCTCCAATGGCTCAAGATATAACAACGTATAAAAACTATACTTTCTTTGCCAATACCACCGGGCCGCACAGATTTTACCTGACGATGCTCGGAGTAGGCAGCCCAAACGGAATTCAATCTGCAGACACTGTGACGATTGGCGGAATTGTGTATACTGCAGCCGCTACTGAAGCTGTAACGTCCGGAAACTTTGAGGTGAGCGCAGCAGCCTCAGGCGCAACCAAGATAAAAGAAACCGCCCTGTCTTTGATACGAGTCATCAACCAACGTTCCACCAGTACAGTTTATGCGTACTACTTATCTGGACCTGACGACCTCCCCGGAAAAATATTGCTTGAAGAACGCGGGCTTGGTTCCGTGGCATTCAACGTCCAATCAGGCCGAGTATCAGCATGGGCGGAATTGGCCACAAATAATACAAACGTTGCAAGCACTAACGACAGGTTTAAAAACGGCTTATACTTCTCAAAACTGAATCAGCCAGATGCAGCACCACTACCAAACATTTTCTTTGTTGGGTCCGCAAACTACAGTATAAAAAGGATAATTCCGTTGCGCGACTCTTTGTTTATATTCAAAGATGATGGTATTTTTCGGCTGTCAGGCATCGATAGCACCAGCTTTCGCGTTGACCTTGCAGACTCCACGACTAAAATTCTTGCCCCAGAATCAGTTGCAGTATTGAATAACCAAATATTTGCATTGTCTGATCAAGGTGTAGTTGCAATTACTGAGGGAGGCGTCCAGGTCAAGTCCAGGCCAATCGAGAACACGATCCTATCCCTTTTGGGTGTTGATCTGGACAAACTTAGGGACCTGACGTTCGCAGTCTCTTATGAATCCGAACGGAAATATATACTGTTTACTATCACTGAAGAAACAGACACATTTCCAACTCAGGCCTATGTATACAATACTTTTACTAATACTTGGGTTCGATGGGTATTGGAAAAAACTTGTGGCGGAGTAAACCCTCCTGACGATAAGTTGTACCTGGGCGATTCCGACAGCAGCTACCTAAATATTGAGCGCAAGGATTACGACTTTACTGATCATGCAGACTATAGCACGACTGCGACTATTAGCGCAGTAAGTGGGTCTTCATTAACTATCAGCAACGCCAACCTTTTTAGTGTTGGCCATGTTGTATATCAGTCTAGTAGCACCTATGCAACAATCACCTCAATCAATGAGGGCGCGGGCACTATTGTTGTTGGGTATGCTGCAGAATTTGCTGCAGGCGCCGTAACTGTTTATAAGAGCATTCCCACCAAAATTCAATGGATTCCAATATCTGGAGGAAATCCGGGCGCTCAAAAGCAATTTCGAGAGGTCCTTCTGCTATTCAAGACCGATTTTGTCGGTGAAGCAAGTGTAATATTTTCTAATGACCAGTATCCGTCCGAAGAAACTGAAAACATTGAAGGTTCGCAAACCGGCGGTTGGGGCGCTGGCGCATGGGGCGAAGGACATTGGGGCGGCGAGCATACCAGAGCCGCTTTCAGGATTTTTGTGCCTCGAAATAAGCAAAGATGCAATCAACTCTTGGTTGAATTTAATCACAACGTTGGATTCAGCGCCTGGGAATTAACAGGCATTTCGGCTACGTTCAAGGAAATGAGCGAAAGGACAAGCAATGGCACGCTTACCTCAATCTCGTAAACTTCTGGTCGAAGATTTCCCGAATCAGCCCTGGATCGCTCCACTCCTATCAGCAGTGAACCAGTTCATGGATGATGTCCGGTCAACTTTGAATCAAGGACTTACAGTTGATGACAATATGTTGGGCAAAATGATTACAGTCGAATTGGACGGGCAGTTTCCCAAACGTATTACTTGGCCCTTCGTCAAAAAACCCAAGTCGGTGCTGGTAGGCGATTGGTATCGAAAAGATCAGAGCACCAAAGAGTTGGTTTTGTCAGCAATTGGTAACACCAATACCAATAAAACTGTCGATAGTTTAGACAGTGTAGTTGGTCTAAGGGCGGGTTTGCTGGTTTCAGGAGCTGGCGTACCTAACGATACTCATATTATAAGTGTGGACAGTTCATTCGCAATCACCATCAGTCGACCTGCGACCGCGACCGCGACCGACATCGCCCTAACCTTTGAATACGATCAAGCCATACAAGTGCGCTGGTCATTCAACCAAAGCAATGAGTTAGTTATCGAAGACGTCCTGGGAATCGAACCCAACTCAACCAATAAGTTTGTAATAATTCTCGAATGTAAGGCAATATAAATGGCTTTCGTATTAAATCAACAACAAGACGAACAAAATCAACCAAACATCATCCTGCCACAAACACCTGCTGCTGCTATGCAGGCGCCAACAAAGTCAGGCAGCTTCGCCAACTTAAGTACCTATTTGAATGCCAATAAAGGCAATGATGCAGCCAGGGTCAATGGGTTACGCAGCCAGATTGAGGGCGACATGGTTAATAAACCTAACCTTGATCCAAACACTGGCAAGGGTCCAGGATATACCCATGGAGAAAATGTACTGGACTCTTACATTCTACAACAGGGCCAGGGTGCACAGCAGGCCACGCAAAATATTTCCCGGGCAATACAGGATAGGCCGATAGCCGTGACGCGCAGTCCGGTTGCTCCGACAACTACCGAACCAAAAAATAAGTACGCTGGCATAGCGTCCACGATGAGGCGATAAGATGGATTTAGGTCAAAAAGTCAAAAATACTTACGGCAAGCATCTAAAAAACATAACAGGTTCCGATATTCTTGGTGTCGACGACAAAAAGAAGAAAAAGAAAATAGAGGCCCTAGAGAAGAAGAATATTGCCGCAGCGAAAGCAATAAAAACGCCTACATATGAAAAAATCAAGGCCGAAAATGTCAAATACACTGGCGACGTCGACTATTCGGCTCCAGAATTTACCTCCCAGCAAGATTCTGGAATGGCTGGAGTCAGTACCGATCCGAGACTTAAAGAAGCTCAAATGTCTGCTCTAGCGTCTCTCCAAGGAATTTCTGCTAATGGTGGGATGACTGCTGAAGACCGAGCAAATTTAGCTCGGAGCCAGACTCAAGCAGCTCAAGCCGATCGCGGCCGCAGAGAGGCTATTCTCCAAAATGCCAATGCAAGGGGTATGGGTGGATCAGGTATGGAACTGCTAGCACAACTGGATTCTAGCCAAGCAGCGACGGATCGTCAGGCGCAGGAAGGCCTTGATATCAATGGGATGGCACAGAAACGAGCCTTGGAATCCATGATGCAAGGTGGGCAGTTGGCTGGTGACATGCGAAACCAAGATTTTGGCGAACAGTCCGACAAAGCCAGAGCACAAGACGCAATTAATCAATTCAATACTGGCAATAAGAACACAATGAATACACATGTTGCTGACCAGTCGTTTGGGGCGAACCAGGCAAACAGAGACAGCAGGCAAGGGCTTGCTATGCAAAACGCCGGAATGAACAATCAAGCACAAGTAATGAACAAGATTGATATACCATCAAAACAATATGCTAATTCAATGGCTAAGCATCAAGCTGTTTCTGGTGCTAACACCTCATACAAAGGCTTTCAAAGGGATGACCTAGATGCCGACCAACGCCAAAGACAAGGTTGGATAAATATGGGCACACAGGCCGCAGCCGCCGCGTCTGATGAAACCCTAAAGAAAGATATCAAACCTGTCAAAGAAATAGACATTGAAGAATTTCTCGGTAGCTTTAGCCCCAAATCCTACCGATACAAGGATTCATCCGAAGGTGAAGGCAAGTTTACTGGTTTTATGGCCCAGGATATTGCCGAAACCAAATTAGGAAAAGAGATGATAGCCCCTGACGCCGAAGGAAACTTACGATATGACCCTCGAAAGCTGCAAGGTATTGAGCTTGCTGCAATTAAGTTCCTGGCAGATAAAATAAAGGACAAAAAATAATGAACTTCAGTTGGCTTAATAAAAAAAATGAAGATGAAGATCAAATTAATAAAGTTCCTCTGAGCGAAGAATACAGTGATATGGCTGCTACCAATGCAGCTTCAGATGCAGCCGCTGCCCGAAATGCCGCAAGTGATAACAAATTTGTCAGTTTAATGCAGGTTATAGGAAATGCAGATCTGTACGGCAATGGCGGCAATCAAAATAAGGATGGATTCAACGCTGCAAGACAGCAAAATCAAGCAAAATTGAGTCAAGGAGTTGACGCCCGCAAGCAGGCACTTCAAGATCTAGTGAACAAAGACAAATTCCAGGATCAGGACGTAGAAAGATCCCGAGACGCAGAAAAGTTTGGAAACGACCAAGAACAGCACAAGCTTGATATAGAAAGCAAGGTTATCGGCAATTCTGCAGCCAACAAGCGCCTGGGACGCATGGATACTGAATATTCCCAAAGCGACACCAAATTCGCCAACGACCAAAAGGGCTTTGCCCACGAACAGACAAAGTTTGGTTGGGACAAACAGAAACACGATACGGACGTGTCCAAACAGGTCGCTCTGGATGACCCAAATAGCCCAGAATCTCAATTGTACAGAGATTTGGCCAGCAAGCTATCCCCTTCAATGGCGAAAAGCCTTGAGGGTAGAAGCGCTTCTCAGTTAGCAAAGGTTCTGCCCGAACTGAAATCAGTATTCGAGAAAGAGCAAGCCAAACTTTCAACTAAGTCTGCCGCTAAACAAGAATTCGAGACCCTAGCCCCTCCAGACCAGGGAGTAGTCAAGGATCTAGCTCGAAAAAATGCCAGTAAAATCGCAATTGCCAATCAGATTGAAGCTACAATGTCCAATTGGGACAGCTTGCCGGAAGACCAAAAGCTGACCACAGGACGAATGCTTTTAAAGGTTTTAAATAGTACGGAAGGCGCTGACGCAATCGGTGTCGAGGAATCCAAGCGTTTGGGTTCCAAATTAGAATATGCAATGGGCAATTTTACAAATGATAACCCAGTTCAATTTGGACGCGATCTGCCAGGGTTTAAAGACCAGACCACGAACCAGATAAACGCCATTCGGGGAGCAGTCCAAGCAAACGAGGCCGAGATTGCACGACGATCAGGGAAAGCTCCGCAAGCCCTTTCAGCTTACCCAAAACAACTGCGCAAGGGTAATCAAGCCGCCACAGTATCAAGTCCCGAGGAAGAACAAGAAGCACGCACCGAAGGATTCAACTAATGAGTTGGAAGAACACAATTCAAACAATTCCAGAAGGTCAAGAGCCCCCTAAATCAGGTTCTTGGCGCGACTCAATTACGGAGACTGCGCCCGAGATATCCAAAACCGAATCCGCAGTTCGCGGCGCAGTGCAAGGGCTACCAATCATCGGACCCTATGCTGATGAGGCAACTGGACTTGTGGAATCTGCATTGACTGACAAGACGTATGACCAGGCTCGTGACGAAAGCCGAAAGGCCTACCACGATGCTGAGGACGCACATCCTGTTGCTTACAACGGCGCGCAGATAGGTTCGGGTATTGTTGGATCTATGGCCGCAAAAATTCCAGTTGTCGGCCCAGCCTTAGGCGCAGGAATGGGCGCAATAGAGGGTTTAGGACGATCTGAAGCTGACTTAACTAAAGGTGAATACCTTAAAGCCGCTAAAGATACGGGCACAGGCGCAGTCATTGGAGCTACTACGGGTTATGCAGGCAATCTGCTAGGTAAGGGCGTAAGCAAGTTGTTAGGATCTAAAGCAGTCAAGGAAGCTGCAGAAGAGACCGCCGCCGGCCTTGCAGCCACAGCTGAAGTGCAAGCCGCGAAAGCACTTGGCGCAGACAAAGTTGCTATTCAGAAGATGGGTGAAGATAAAGTTAGGCAGGTGGGTAGGCAGGCTTTGGACGAAAAGGTAGTAACGCCTTTAGCCTCTAACAAGACTATGGCTGCTCGCAACATCGCTCTGAAAGAGTCAGGCGGCTCAAAGATGGGTGAAGTATACAAAGAAATCGATGATGCATCAGCCAGCACCTTTAATCCTCTCAAAACTGCCAATAAAATTGATACTGAATTGGGGGATTTTTACCGGTCACCGATCAATCGCGGCGAAACCAAGCAGCTAGATAATATGCTTGAGTCGGTGTCCATGCGAGGCAGCCAGGATATTCCCCTGTCTGAAGCACAGCTCTTGAAAGAAGAACTTGGTAAGGCCGCTAACTGGAAGAATAAGCTAAATGTTTCCGAAAAGGAAAAAATGGCTCGCGAAGCCTATCACATCACAAGCTCTGGGATTGACGACGCTGTCGAAGCAGGCTCCAAGACGCTAAATAATCCTGAATTGCTGGCCAAACTTCAGGCAGGCAAGAAGCTTTACGGCAATGCAGTAGCTTCAGAGAAACTGTTAAGTAAACAGCTCGCAAAAAAAGGCAACAACGCTTTAGGGCTCACGGATAACATTATAGGCGTTGGCGCCACTGCTGCAATGGGGCCGAAAGGTTTGGCGGTTCTGGCTGGTAAAAAAGCTCATGACGCTTACGGTAACCAGATGGCGGCGGTTGGAGCAGATAAAATTGCAAACATTGTGCGAACTGCACCCGAGACTCTCGGCAAGTATGCGCCCGTTCTAGAGAAGGCGGCACAACGCGGCGCTCAGTCCCTTGGCCTCACCCATTATTTGCTTATGAAAAATGATCCTGAATACCGCAAGCAAATTGGCCAAGAATAACAAAGACCTACCTAAAACCTCCTAGAACACTCCACAATCAACGCCAATTTGGCCTTACCCTCACTATTCCCAAATGTCTATCGTCGATCCTGAGGCGTCCTGGAGCGTCATTTTTACTCGAAGACTATTAAATTCACTCTGTCCAGCACCCCTTGAGGCAGTCTATTGCCGATATAATATTCTTGACAAACGGAGACGCTATTTCCCAACATTACGGCAATGATATCTATTGTAATACCTGCAGACAACCATGCGATTGCGTAAGAATGCCGTAAATCGTGAAACACGAGATGTTTATCCGGCTCATCTGGGAATGCTTTCTTACAGGCTTTTCGTAATATAGATGCATGGGATGCGTGTCTAATTGTGAGTTTATCGTTCAATGGCAAGCTTAACCAATCTCTTAAATAAGGGAGTGCATCCTTAAGCACCACTAAGTTTCTGGTATGTCTAGTTTTTGTTTCTCGTTCTGTTAAATTTCTATCTATCTGTCCTTCAATTGACAGCTCTTTTTCTTTCAAACTTGAATATGAGAGAGAAAATAACTCACCACACCGAGCCCCTGTGCCTATTGCAGACCACAGCAACAACTTTAGAGCTTTGTTTTCTACAAAACTCACAACTCTAGTAAACTCCGCCAAAGTTAACCTTTTAACTTGCCGTCTCAGCTTTCTGTTTTTTTGCAGCCTCAATTCTGATCTGCCGAAAAACTTCAGCATTTGATTTAAAGCCGCGATGATGTCTCGTTGGGGTGGGCTTCGGCCTCCATCAATTTTCTTCTTAGAACAGTATATAGTTACTTTATCTTGCATTTCTCTGGCTGATGCGGTTGTGATGGGAAGACCTTCCAAGACACGCAAAGCCCGTTTTAGTCTATTATACGCTGATTCTTTGTCTATGATGTCCTTGTCATGATAACGCGCATCCCAATAAGCTTTAAGAACCTGTACATTTATTTCATTCAATTGCACGTTTCGGTAGCGGGATTGTTGTTTTCTGAGACGGTTCACTTCAGCTCTAAGTGATTCCCTAGCTTGGTGTATGTCAATTTTACTAGAAAGGTAAAGTTGGTTTGTTGCGTCTATTGCGCTGGACGAGACTTTGCTGGTTTTCGCTTCTGGCGTGCCGCGGCCTTCTCTGCAATATATAGCGAAGGAGCAATGTCGTCCGGTTTTCGACGGCGCACGGATGTAGTATTCTTTGACCTTCGCTGGCTGTGACATTTTCGCAGTCCCTTAAAGTATGACCTATAATTTCTATTGAATTGGTCGGGTGTTTCAATCTTGTTTTTAAGGTCCCTATTATACCAGCTCGCTAAAATCTGTCTATATTCTTTTTTTGTTAAATTTTTATCGGTAGCGACACTTATGCTTGAGTAGGCTTTAGCCAACAAATAACATTCCATATCTATTGTGATAGACATACCTACCTCAAGGCCTATTTTTTGTCTATCGCAGGTGTCAGTCATGTTATCAATTTCCTCAATGATTAAGAGTGCCTAGAGCGAGACTTGAACTCGCACACCCTTGCGGATACAGGATTTTAAGTCCTGTGTGTCTGCCGCTAGCCATAGTGGGAGTTTTGTGCCGACATAAAACACTCGGCAGATATTGAATGCGACTTTAAGGTAGGGGATTTAAGGGAGGTGTTTCAGGTGCGCCTAGGTGGCTCTGTAGCGGCCGAAGGGACCCTTAGCCTTATCTCCCTATTCCCAGACACAAGAACGCGCCAGCGTGGCTCCTAGGTGCCTTAGAATTGATCGCAACTCCGAGTCACGATCAGAAAACGTTCAGGAGGGGAGGAGGCCTGCATTATTCTCCGCAGGAACCTCTCTCTGAGATTGAGCAAACGTCAGCCTGTTCGACAAATATCTGACTGACGTGTTTCATGGCTGTTTGGTACTTAACCGGTGTGAGGGGTTGACCGCCTCGAGATCCATCCGCGTAGGCAGTTACGCCTCTCATCTTGGGCAGATATTTCAGCAGCATGGTGCCGAAGTCCTGCACCTTGGACTCATTATTCAGCTCAGAGCCCCAGGCCGGCATGTTAATAGTGGAGCTGATGGCATGATCGACAAACTGCTGCACCCAGGCTTGGAAGGCAACCCGCCGCTCGACATCTGCAGCGAGAGTATAAGCATCTTCAATAGCGTCAGGAGACACTCCAGCATCAACTAGACGCTTTGCTGTAGGGTCTAATACGTACTCGTAGTGCCAGGACTCTCCCTTCAAGTAGCGTCGCTTGTAGGCAGCACAGAAGATGGGTTCAATACCGGTAGTCGTTTCTGCAACTATCCCAATCGTGCCGTTAGGAGCGACTCCTCTCGTCTTTATCGGGGTTGAAACATCAAAACACAAGCTTCTAACGATGGCGGTGCTTGTGGAATGATTTACATATTGCTCAAGCCATTCCTGTAGTTCAGCATCTGGACCATAAGACTTTCCTCGCTTAAGCAGCCACTCATGTATCCCCATCAACCCCAGTCCAAGGCGTCTGTTTTTAGTACGAACATTGTCAACCTGTGCATAAGGAACGTGTGAATAGACGGTTCCCGCCAGAAGAAAGGTTGTACCCAAGTTTACGCATTCGACAAAATCCTCAAGACTGTCTATCTGGGCCAAGTTTAGAGAACCTAAGTTGCAGATGTCAGAATCATCTTCGCTCACTATTTCACAACAAGCATTACGTAATGATTCTCGTGGGTTATCATAGTCAACAGAAAATCCAGGTTCGCTTGTGGAAAGCATCTGCCGGACGACAGCCCAATACACATTATGGGCATGACTATTCATTCCATTTTTACTGTCATGATAGGCATCAAAGAAAGGCTTATCTAATATTACTGAAACATTAGTTCCATCTAAAGTTGCCGGAAAGTTAAAGTCCTTGGTCTTCAGCTTGCGAATATCCTCTGACCAATTCTTTGACACGATAAACTTGATAACATCTTGGTGAGCCCAGTTCAGCCCAGCCCAAATAGCAGAACGCCTAGAGCCGCCTTGCATAATGTTTCGGCCTGCTTCATTCACCATCTTCATCAAAGCTATGGGACCTGTAGCAAAGCCGCCTGTACGTTTAATAAGGGAACCCTCCGGCCTTACAGCAGAGTAGTCAACCCCAATGCCCGCACCGGACATGAGAGCCATGGAGGACTTATACATCAGGTCTGACCAGCCTTCCCTGCTGTCCTCAGCACGCAGCAAAAGGCAGTTCTGAGTTTGGTGATAATCATTACCAGCAGCATAGAGATACCGCCCGCCAGGCATGAATTTGCGACTCCGTATCATCTCGAATATCTGCTGCTTCAGTTCTGCATCGGCAGGCACGGCCGACATAACTTCGTCGGTAACTCGGCGTGCAATTTCCTCCCAGTTTTCTTTTGTGCCATCTGCTTTAGTCTTGGCATATTTATTGTTCATAATGTTCAAAGCGAACGACGACTGTGGCCCGTAAATCATGGGGGTACTCCTGTATGTGGTTTTAAGTAAAAACTGCTTCGGCTATGACAGGGAATTGTTCGATAAAAATAGCCTGTATTTCCTCGGCCAGTTGTCTATGCTCCAGCTGCGTAGTAGGGTCAGTACGCACGGCTAGATAGTGTATCCAGTCACGCAAAGTGGCAGCTATATACAACTTGGTTGTGGTGTTCATTGGCAGCAGAAACCTCGCACACTCCTTCGCTATGCCTCTAGCCAAAGCCTCTTCGTAAAGTAGCCCGCTAACCGCGTTCAGACAGGAGAGTTGAGTAGCGAACCAGCTCCTATCCTCCTCAGAGAGGTTATCAATGGAGTTTTGCCTGTTCTTGGTGTCCTGCCTCCGTGCCCCTACTTTCTGAAAGCTGATGTCAGAGGAATAGCGCTGTGAAAACTCCTGTACATTCAAGCTGCGGTGTCTGACCAGCTGAGCACTAATAGCTCTGCCGGTTGTCACCTCAACGCACATGGAGGCCATCTGAAATGGGCTCCAGTGCTTGTGGGCAATGAGGTAGGCCAGCAACTTAGCATCAGGAGCTTTCGCCTTGGAGGGGCCACTGGACACCCTTGCCATGTTTACTATCAGCCGTTCTGCATCCGGCGTTATCCAGACTAGTTCAGTCTTATTCTTCATCTGTACTCCCAAACCCGCCTACCCTAGCCTGGCCTTTGGTTTCAAAATGCGCAGCGGTATCAGTTTTAATTACAACTAGCTGTGCTATTCTATCGCCCGGATAAATATAGAAAGGGGTTGAGCCAGTGTTACTTATAAGCACGCTAATGCAACCACGATAGTCAGCATCGATAAGGCCTACATGAGAGCAAACTACACCTTTATTAAATGCTAGACCCGATCGCCCTAACACAAGCGCGGCACTGTCTAAATCATATACATATTGAGTTTGCACTGAGACCGTTGCACCTGGTTGAATGATGATATCTTGAGCCGACAGCAAGTCTGCTCCTGCGCTATTAGTTGTTTGAATGATAGGTCTATTCATCTAATCCCCCTTTCTTTAATTAATATCAAGTGCTTTACGTGCTGTTTCGCCTTCGTCTTCTTCGACTATCGTGGGATAGGAACCTTTGTCTGCGTAGAAAGCCAATGCCTCTATCGCATAAGCCAGCTGCATCTGCAGACTTTGCCGCTGTTTTCGTTCCTTTTTATAGGTTTCTCTGCCTATTACCCAGAAAACAAGCCCTAATAGAAAACTAACTATTATTGCGATCATGGATACTCCTCAGTTTCTCGGCCCTGCTTCGAAAGTGAAGAGGCGCAACCGTCCAAAAAAGCGCCCATGAATGCAGCGATAAGTATGCAAAGTGCGGCCATAAGAGTGAATCTAAAGTTTTTCATTTTTTGTTCCTTTTAGTTTGAGCAAAGTTTTAGTCACCCTTGCGATTTCTGTCGTGTGGGCTCTTATAAAGCCCTGAAGTTTGCGGATTCTGAGTTTGAGGTATCGTGCCTGCTGGGCGGCCGTAGCTTTCATCAAATTCCCTCTTGATAAGTGAGCCAATCCAATTCCAATGAATAGATCGAATTTTCAGTGTGTAATCGACACTTCGACAGGTCCTCCCATGCGATGTGAACGATCGGGGATGTACAGACATAGCGCCTGTAATCCACTTCTTTGATATCAAGCGGTGCTCCAATCAGAAGAAAGGGCTTGCCTACCTCGGGCATCTGGTGTGTCTCGCCCTCAATAACATCTGTACGAAGGTTGGAATGAGAAGATTGCAACCTGGTTAGTATTGCGCGCATAAGTTAAAACTCCCACCGCATTCCAAAGGTTATTGCCGTACTACCCCAGTCGTATCCGCCGCTCAGCCAGAGGTCTTTCCAGACTCTATAGCCGCCTTCGAATCCTGTAGGTTTCAACGTCTCAATGGGCTCAGCGAATAGCCTTGGATGGTGCCATTGCAGGCCCAGACTGTAGTGCTTCTGCTGGCGAATCTTGTCTGCCTGCGCTTTTGCTACGATCGGATCTGGCTTGTTAGTCTTGTCCTTCGCGATCGTCTGATTGTCCTTGGTTTCAGTTTCCTCAGTACGCTCGGAGACGGTACCATCAGGCTTTGTATCCCTAATCAAGATCCGCTTTGTGACTACTTTTTCGACAGTCTTGGTTTGAGTTTTGACGGCAACTTCAGAGTTTGAGTCATGGGAGTAGTAGCCAGAGGCAAATGCGACTGCCGCGACGGCAAGATAGGCGATTATTCGGATTATCACTTGATTGTTCATTTTTTTTCACGCAAGGAGACCCCTGCCTTAAGGCAAGGGAGGAATTGCGTTCTCCATTTGTTGTTGTTTAGAATTGTTATATCCGTCTTCTTAGCTGATTGAGTGATTCTCTTCCCTGTAGGACTGTGCAAAGAAATAAATCCCTTGCTCGTTCCGCCAACATAGGCCAGTCCAAACTTGGGATGTCTTATCAACGAACCTCTAGGTATTCCCAAAGAAACCGTCCCTCCATATTCTTTTCGCTTCCCGCCCGTTGAAAAGTTCTGGACATGTAACTGCCTTCTAGAGAAACTAAAATTCTCGAAGATATACATTCCCTTAAATGGCGCGATGGTCGTCCCCGTAGCTATTTCACATAGAGAGTGGCTGTCGACACAATGGGCCTCCCATACGTTATCCAGTTTCTTTTTTGTTTTCTTAAAGCCTCTTAAATCCCTGTGCTCTTTGGTTTCAAATCCTTGAGTAGTATGCAGCATGAGTCCAATAGACTTTATGTGTTGGTTGAAATATGCCTTCCCCGCTTGCAGCGGAGAGAAATTAAGATTCCATTTTCGCTGTCCCTTTTTAGTAACAGCACTAATGTCCTCTAAATTGACAACCGTGATGGGAAGCATCTTTTGAAGAAGGCCGAGCAGTCTGATCTTTTGGTTCCATCTTGCTTTCGTTGACGGGGGGATTAGGCCAATAACTCTATTGAATCTGCACTTCCGGTAAGGGGTGTTTCTCCCTCGCCGAGACCGACGCAACATTCTTCTAGTTTCTACCGCATCTTTTACAGTAGTGACCGCCTCGGTTGTGATGTTCAAAATAACCTTGGTATCGGTGACCACAGTCAGACCTTCTTTCTTGCTTCCCGGATCAATCCCAATCGTAACATCCTGGTAGCCGCTATCTGATGGGTCTTTTAAAAGCTGAATGCAGAAGATTTGATTCTTCCACATCGCTTTAGCCTGTCCTTTTTCCATTAATTTTCTGCTCCGCTTTTCAGAACAAGGCATTAATGGGATGTTTTTTCTACTGATTACTGGTACCATGATCTTACTCCTTTCTAAAATGCACTTACGTGCCTTGTTAATCTCACATCGTTACTCGGCTCAGCAGGGAAAGGGGACTTGTGAAGCATCTCCAATATACTTTTGTCTGCCATGACCAGAACCTTAGTTGACTTCAAACGGATATTTTTCTCCTTGTCTAAACTAGTCTCTTCTTACCCTTGGAAGTTAGTGGCGGTTAATCCTTTTCCTTCCAAGCCCCTCTCTTTAGGGAGGGGTTATTGACTTTTTAACCTTTGAATTGGGAGGAAGGCCTTTTTTAATAAAATAAGGAACACCGTTATCTATCACTCCAAAGCCCTGGGCAAAGCCCACAGGATTCCGGCTAGCATATCTAGCTCCCTTACTGTCTCCGTCCATCAGTGCCCCACATTCCATGCCATAAATAGAATCCTTTAATGTAGTCGTGCTGCCGATAATATGTTGATGTGTATGTCCCATGATCACATTCATACCTAAACGTCTGCTGATCTGAATGGCATTCCCACCTAGTTCGTCTCCATGTAGGAAAAGCACGGGACCCCCAACAGTGTTTACAACTAACTTCTCGGACGAGTTAAGATGCCAGTGCCATCCTTTATACCCCCCTGCTGGTCCAAACATAGAATCCAACGCTTTTATCATCTGCTGGGGCAGACCGACTTCTGCAGCTTTTCGCATAGCTCGGCTGTCGTGATTACCCACCAGTATTTGCATATTTGGAAATAGCTTATACATGCGCTTTGCGTCGGATTCGGCCATGTCCCATTCTAATTGCGGACTGTAGTCGTCGACATCCTTTGGGAAGCGACTCCAGGCCTTTTGGTCGAAGAAGTCTCCCAGCTGTATAACTAAGTCTGGTTTATGCGTCTGAGCCCAGGCTGCGGCTTGATGTATTCCCGCCCAGTCAGCGAAAGGAAAATGGAGATCTGGTAGTATTAGAATTCGCTTGAATAACTTACCTCCTGCAAGCAGCTTAAGGTTGTTGTCCTGTGATTGTGATGAATTGTTGGTCGCTCTCGCCCCTGGAGCGCGCGCGTATTGTCGTACAATTTCTCCGATCCTACGATCGTCCATATGGATCTTATATTTCTTGGCTAGATGCTTCGAAATGCTTGGATAGGATTCACCTTGTTCGCGCAAAGCAATAATCTCTGCGATATGGCTCTCATTAAAGTCCATTTCTTACCTCAAAATGCTCAGTTGTGGTTGATTAGTTACTTAAGAATTAGTGATTCCCGGAAGTATTTGGGAAACATTCGATCATTTTTGCGTTCGGAGTCTCGGTACCACAGGCCCGCAAAACTGCTGTCTAGGATGTAGGTGACTCCAAAGTCGTCTGGCGCACGGACTATCCTGCCTGTAGCCTGTACAATCCGCTTTATCGCCTCCCATGCGTACCAGTCAGAGTCTTTTTCCATCTTCGCCCTAACCTTTGGGCTACCTAGGTTTAGGAATGGTACCTTTGCAATTACTTGCCAACGGGCCTTGTCATAGGGGAGATCGACTCCCTCATACATCCCGCTTGCAATCATGACTAAAGGTTCCTTGCTGGTTTTAAACCTATTTAGGACTGAATCTTTGTCATCATGCGTGTGCCAGATATATCGAGGCCCAATCAAGTGTTTACGCAGCTCATTGGCGGCTCCATACGGGATATGAATAATGCCCTTGTCATTTGTCTGCAGATCCGCCAGTTCGTTGATTTTCTCAGATATGCGCTTGGCACCAGCAATAAGTGTCTGATTAGACATGCGGCCTGCGGGGATATACTTGACTTGGCGGCGCATAGGATCTATGGGGCTGTCAGCTTCAATATATGTCACTCTTCGCAGGCTAAGCCCTAATTCGTCGATGTCCTTGGGATTAATAGTGGCAGACAGTAGCACTATCTTTTTCACCGCCGAAGGCCAAAGGATGGGCGGCAAAGATTTGGTCGACATCGGAACTATGCTCAGAACTGGCTGTCTTTTGCCGTAATAGGTCTCATTATTGTACTCAACCAAAGCATTGTGTTTTATTGAAGTAATGCTCCTATATGCGCTACTTAATTTCCTGTCATTTCGCCAGTTCGGTTCGCTTTCAATCCAAGCAAGCACGTCACCCACTGTCATCAACTCTGTAGGAAACTTATACTCAGACGACCAGATTTTGACGCTGCCCATGTCTGCAAGCATGTCGACAACTTTGTGTCCCTCATCACCTATCATGCAATGGCTATACATTTTCAGAGCCATGTACATATGGTAGTTCATTGCTCGGACCTTAGATTCCTGAGCATGCTCCTTGGCTTCCTTGTAGTGTTCCAGACTACTGTATAAGTCCTTTTTCTTGAGGACAGCCAGGTCAGGAAATTCCTGAGACAGCTGAGTCAGTAGGACATTCGTCGGTACAAGGTAACTGGTTGATTTGCCTTGAGCAGCCATATAATTTGCGATTGTGAGACTCAGCACTGTCTTGCCGATAGCAGTGGGCGCCGTTACGCAGATTACATCCGACACTCGCAATGCAGTTTCAATGCTCTCAAGCAACTCGGTCTGTCCATCCCTGGGCGCATACCCTTTAGGAAAATAGTCAAAAAGCTTCATTTCTGCCCCACAATGCCAGTTCCACAACAGACAGGCCGATCATTTCTGCGTCCTGTGCGTCTGTAGTAATACCTAGCTTTTTATCGTTTAAATACTGGCGACCTGCGTATGCATGCCAAACGCATACCGGCACTTCAATGCAAATTGGCGAACGAACCGCAGACATCGCTGTCCCTACTGAAAACATCAAAGATGCTGGTGCCATCCGGCCTCGCAACTTCTCGATCAGTAGAATGTCTGGATTCTTGGCAAGTTTAGAAAGATGATCATAAATTACTTGGAGTCGTTCGTTGACTCGGAGTCGTTTATCAACGTCGACGTCCCCAGAGCTTTTAAGCTTTCCTCCACTAAAAATAGCGTAACCAGGGTTAGAAGAGCTACCGGAAGCAGGATCAATGACGACCATGCAACCACCAAAAATCCTATCATTAAATTTAACAACGTCTTTATAAAAGGGTTCATTGCCCTTCGGCCATTTGACATAGCGGGTCCCTGCCATTTTATTATCTCGATTATTGTTTAAGTTTTAAAGAGTGTTACTTGCGGCTTACGCGCTCATATGCAGATCTGCACTGTTTTTCGATTACATCAGGTTCGTGAGGAGGTATCGAGAAGTTATCGTTCCAAAACTGAAGGGTTTCAAGGGCCGAGCCAAATTCCATGCCTAGTTCGGCGGCTGTGGTGCCTAGCTGCCAGAGAAATGGCCTGCGTGCGCCTTCTGAAGCCGGTCTTGTCAGCATCTCAGTGAGGGTCTCGAAGGAAGACTCCAATTGCCTGCCGAGACGGAATTCAGGGGGTCGAAATTCCTGTAGGCTCAACAACTTACCCTCGACAGTCTCCAGCAGTTGCTTGCAGTGTCCGGGCCGCTTCTCGTGATACGTCCTGGGCAACCGAAACATGCCAGCAGGATGGTAAAAAGATATGTCCGCATCATGGGCATTGGACCGGATCCATTTCTTGCAGCTTAGAGGCACCCAGGGACCGAATACAGGCTCCAGGGACACGTGCAAATGAATGCTACGTCCTCCCGAATGCCAGCGTGTAAACCTGATTCCATACGCTTTTAGTGTCTCAATTAGGGTGCTGCCATCAGATCGGTCGAAGTCAACAAACAGAGTGTCTGCATAGACTGATGTACCCCTCAGATATGAGGTAGAACCGCGTTCTTCTATTGCAGCTTTGGTAGTCTCGTCGAAAGCAAAGGCACTACGGAACCCGCTATACTTATCAACGTCTGAGAGCGGCACAAGATTGGGTCTTCCCGACCGCCTGACCGTTGGCCGTACTTCCACCCAATACTTATCCATAGTATTTCCTCGCTAATTTCAGTAACTTTGGCACGAACAGGAGCAGAATTCCGCCCGGCAAAATCAGGGCGAGTAGTATGATAGTAATATCCCTAGGTGATTGCCTATTCTGTCTTAAAATCTGCGAGAGATAAGCCCACTTCTGGATCAATCTTGAATTTAATCTCTGTATTAAGCTCGTCATTTACTTTTTCCCTTGCCATAATTATGGCCTGTTTCGCTCGTTCTACGTCGTGATCAGGTACCTCCCAGATTGTTTCGTCATGAAAATCAACAATGAATGGGAACATGGTTATATTTTGCTCTTTCCTAAAGACACTGACCCAGTAAAGGATTCGCATTAAAATGTGGTGTCCGGACTGCTGGCAGAACCTGTTGATCGAATCTTTCATGGCCCTCTCAGCGATTGGGAGAGGGACACCGAACAGGGATGGTACCCAGCCTCCAGAGGTTTTCCAGATGCTAATCAGCCGGCTTTCGAATGTTTTCACGCCCTTAAAAAGCTTCCAATATTCTCTGTGCAGCTTTTTAACGTCGTCAAGTGTGACCTCCACTCCCGACATATTTAGAGTTTCGTGAATTGTCTCTGCGCCAGCACCGTAGGCACAGTTATGAACAATCAAATTTCCGGCCATGAACCGACTGTCCGGCCCGCAATTTACCAGATCGTACACCCGGCTTTTTGTTTGAGATTTCCTCAAGCGACATGCCGCGCGCAAAACACCTTCGAGCATAGTTAGGAGAAAGGAAGGTAAAGTCTCGTGCAAAATCTTCGAAACACATCTCAATCCCACCCCAGATGACATTTACATTACTCCTAGTGTTACGCATATTCTCCGCCCTAGTAACCCAGCGGAGGTTACCTGGCTCATAGTGGCCGTTGTTGTCAATACGATCTATATCTAGTCCGATGCCCGCGTTTTGCAGTGTTACACAATACCGGACATACGTTTCGATTGAGTCAAATCTAAACTCAATGCCGCGGCCGCCGTACCGGTCGTACCCTGGATCGTTTGGATTTACGCAGCGATGCTTGGCGTTTTTTCCTCGTTGTCTAAGTGACATTTCTAGCGGTGTTGAATACTTTTTGCGAGTCTCGGCACTGCATTTCCGACATCCCCTTGATTTCCCGGAAACCATGTGATCTAGTAACTTCCACCCATCCTCATGAGGACATCCAACGAGAACATATCGATACTGCCCAACTCGCCGCACATCTGATGATTTGACCTGCCATGCACCAAACATCTCTCCAAGTTGCACCAGGCTGCTTAGGTCGGAGCAATTGTGTGGTTTCTTTCGCTTCTTGAATTTCAATCCATCCATCCTTTGTTAAAAACTTGTGATCTGGCGTCGCGGTCACTCCCTCGAAAGTGATACATTTCTTAGTTCCCATATAGACTGCGCCGGCCGTCGCAACCCATTTCTCTCCGTCCCAGACAATATCGCCGTCTGCAATCGACTCAATTGGAATGTATCCTCGATTTTGTACGCGTATTAACGTGCCTTCGGATAGACAGGACAGTTGCAGGGTCTTCGCTATCTGCCGATCGCGTTTGCAGTGTTTTTTGGCTTGAGAGATGCCTTCGGGTGTCGGATTGTCAGGATCATAATATTGAAGAATATTAGCGCCAATAGCGGGTATCTTGCCTGCTATGAACAGATAGATATCATTGGGCTTTGCATCTGGTCCATAGATTGACCAGAGTATTGGGTCTCGTGAAACTTCCGCCAATACTACCGGTTCGACAGCCTGGAGATCAGCCTGCACCAACTTATGGCCAGGCCTTGCCACTAGGCATGATAGATATCCTTTGGATTTTGGTTGTTGCTGAAGATTGAACCCTCCGGAACCTCCGAGCCTACCGGTGATGGTCCCGACGCTGTTGAATTGAGGATGCAGTTGGCTGCTGGCCTCACTTTTTTCAACTAATCGGCTAACGTAACCCTGCTCTTTTATGGACTTATTGTAAGCTACCAAGATTTTTCCAGGCTCTCCCAGAAAAGGCAGTGTCTTCTTATCAATTACCGGCCGGCCCGTCGGCGTTTTGCTAAGCGGTTTATACCCCAACTTTTCAAAGAATAGCCAGCCCAGCTGTTGTTTACTATTAGGATTGAATCCCAACTTAGTTAGCAACGTTTCTCCTCTCTTGAACCAGGCTTCATGTCTGGCGCTCGGTTTCCCCAATGCAGTCTTGGGCGAGGGCTCCGCAGCTTTCCATGCCGCGAGAACTTCCGTGTTAAAGGCCTCAATGTGAGGGGATACAGAGGAATGAGAGAGAAAGGATTGCATGCTGGTATAGATTCGCTGAGCTAGATCAGCGTGGTGGGCAAATAGCTTATCTCGATCTATGTAAATGCCTCGAAACTGTTGTTCAGCCACGAGTTTCACAAGGTTTAAAAAGTCTTCTGAATGATATTTAATCAGTTGAGAATAAGGCTTTGCGACATCCATTAGATAGTTCCAAAGCTGCCAGGCGGCATCGGCGTCTTGCGCACAATACAGCCCAAGAATATCGATCGGAAGCTGGTACATTGTGGCTTTGGTCAATTTGCGCTCTTTCAGGGCGGCTTCCATGATCTTTTTATTATTTACTTCCCAGCCCAGGACACCGTCAATGGCCGTGTCAAGTGACCAGGATTGACCCTCATAGCCCTCGCTGGATAATTGCTTGAACAGCCCGTAGCTGCAGCCTATCCAGTTATTCCATTGTCCTGTGTATCGGGCCAAGAAGCAGCCGTCAAACATCACGTTGAATGCGATAAGCTCTGACTGGATCAGGCAATGTTTAAGGTATTGCTCCGTGCCGGCAGGCAGTGTGCGAACATCAACATAGAACGAGTGATCACTATTCGCGAAGCCAATGCCGGCTATAAAGGTGGAGGGGTCTGTGGCGTCCGTGCCGCAGGTCTCAAGGTCCACAGCCCAAAGACCGGGCTGCAGGTAGGTTTGCAGCTCAGCTAAACTTGGGCATTCCAGAATTGCCGCCGGCTGCCTTGGCGCCAGATTTTGGCGATATAGCAGTGTCGAGTATTTTGATGTTACTCTCACCATGGGTTGCACTCCTGCTTACTACGATTATTTTTGCGGGAAACAAACTTGTCTCCGCCTTCATGTATTCGCGGGCTTCCTTGTAGGAATCGAAAGGTCCGAGCAATGTTTTGCCGGTTTCAGCGTCCTCTGTAACATACTTGTCGTCACCGGTTGACTTGACTAAGTACCCTCGTTTCTCGCGACCCACCTTGATTTTTAATTGCATACCAGTGAAAATGTTACAGACCTCATTGTTGTCCTTACTGGCCGCAATGAATTTTTGCAGTGCTTCACGGGTCTTCTCAATGACCTCTGTGGTAAACAATGAGGACAAAAGCTTTCGGAAGTGGTAGCTATAGCCATTCTTTTCCTTGTTCATCAGGAAAACGTAGTCCTTCATGCTCTTGCCCGCTGCGTCTTCCAGGACTAACAGAACGTACTGCTTAGTAGCTACTTTGCTCGAATCTGCTGCCTTGATGGTTACCTCGTGCTCGCCTTCACCTAAGTATTGGCTATTGTCACCGACCAGGATGTCATCAACGGACTTGTTGGGTGCGGAAAATTCGGCGGCCATCTGGTTAAAAATACTCATTTTAAACTCCTGCTAAAGTTAAAAGTTCGGTTAAGTTGGCATCAATCATGCCTGGGTTCTGTTGATCAAGTACGTTGTCGACTCGACCAGGGAAATTGTTGGCGGTTCGGGTAAGAAGCTTCCGCTGCATGCCAGTTTCAGTCTCGATTTGGATGACTGATACGACTGCCTCGCCTAACTTAGTGACTTCAGACAAAGCCTTATTGCCCTTGGCGACTAATGAAACATCGATGGGATTGCCGTTTGCGTCAGTCTTAATTTCAATCGCGATCGTGATAAACACATTCTTTGGCTTTTTAGTTTGATCGGGATAAGTAAGGGACTTGGCTCCGAGTAGGATATCACTCGCAGACTTGCCAATTTCACGAAAAGCGGCCCAGTTGTCTCGTTTGAGTGTCTTTTGAACATCAGCCTGATTATATTTCATTTCGGTTACTGCAGACAGGCTGTCTATGAAGATATTATCAAAGGCTGTATCGGCCTTAAGCTCGACGAGAATCGTCTCAAGCTCCTCAATAGTCTGGAAAGTGACCACAGTAATGTCATTACCGTTTTGCTTTGCCAACGCCTCAGCACTCTTGCTGCCAGATTCTAGAATACCAACCTGGAGCACCAAGGTCTTGCCTGGCAGTGTTCCGGCTAGGGTGGATTTACCTGACAGTCGCCTACCCGCGACAACTCCAAACAATTTTTTCCCAGTCATCTTGTCGATATTCATAAGTCTTTTTAATACGCTCATCATTTTCTCCTTTTCTTTCCATATACAATCTCGCGCGCGGCGGTTAAAGTCTTTGCAGCAATTAACTGCTCATAAACTCCATTACTCTTTGCAATGGCAGCTTGTTGTTGTTTGTAATTTTCTAAGGACCTATTCTTTTGATTCGGCCTTGGTGCAAACACGTTTCACCCCCTTTATCCATTTGTTGTAGTCGTTTGTTTTGTCGTATGTATCGCATTGCCGTTTGAATGGGCACAGATTGCATGCATTGTAGTACGGTGCCTTTCCATTAACATCTGCATGGCTGGGACGCGGGCCCAAAATCTCCGTATTCGCCATTTCGTGCAAAAGGCGGTAATAATCCAGGATGCTTTCTTTTGTAAATATTGTCTGTATCCACGTGTCGCTTGATTCTTCTTTGTAGAAGAGCCGACCATCATCCCATTTCAGCCCAAAGATCATTACAAAGGGCAGAATGTGTCTCTGTTTATATCGATCCTGGTCAAATTCATCCAACTTAATCCAAGAAAAACTTGTGTAGCAGAGAGATCCTGGTAGGTCGAGCATCATGCAATACAAGGCTGCTTGAAGCAGGTTCTCCACCTTTGGAAGCTTTTTGAAATAGACTTGAATCGCAGTCGACTGCCCAAATATTCCTTTAATCTCAATAAGCTGTTTAGGGTTGCCGTCCTTGTCTGCCAGAATTCTGTCCGGGTGTCCCATGATGCTAATATCTTCAAATTTGTGCTGTAGGTAACTGCCGGTCTGGACTTGGCCATCAAACACTGGGGCTAATATCATGTCCCAAAAGAATTCTGTAACCTCACCGCCCTTGAACAATATTTTCTGTGATTCTTCGATCGGTTTGTCATAGCCTAGAAACCTTGCATGTGAGATTCTATGACAGACTCCGTAAATCTTGTTGTCTGCTCCAACAGCTCCAACGCTACCGACTCGGTAATGCTTCGTTTTGGTTTTCTCGGATTTCTTATGAACGCTGTCGTGGTGAGCCAGTCCCTTCCGAACCAGGTCGTTTATATCTATCATCGTTGCCTAACCCTTCTTTTTCGTGCTCTATTAGGAATAAAATGCAACATCCCGCATGAGCTAAATGAGAAAAACCAGTTTCAGGATCTTTATCTTGACCTCTCATGTGTGCATATATATGTCGAAGCAATGCACCGAAAAGTCGACTCCATTTGAAACCATTTCTCCAATTATGATCACCATATTTGATGGCACCGTAAGTCAGCACCTCAGCAATGGCTGCTAGTCCTACGGGCGGCAGTAGTTCCATACGAATTTTATCTCTGTCGTGCTTTATAGCTATTTTGTTCTGCATCGTTTATTCCTTCGGTACGATTATCAGCCTTATGCCACCTCTGAAGTAGTTCGGAAAGTGCTGCTGCCTGGTGTCTTCAAAGATGTGCCTGGACTCGTGGGCCCAGAACACCTCGAGCTTTGATTTTATAATCTCAAAGGCCACTCGGTACCGCCAACCGCCTGTTTTTATACGTCCGTCTTGTTTAGACTGGTCAAAAAACAAATCGTTGTCCCAGTACAGGGTGTGATTCTTGATGGTGAGGAGGTTTATTCCTAGGTGAAAGTCGGCTCCATACAGCAAATTCCTGTCGACCGGATTTAGATATGGGTCCTGTATTACATGGTACCGATGTATGTCGATATAGACTTCTCTCGGTTCAAGCAATCGCCAAGGCGCGCCCACTGCTGGTCCGCTGACAAACAGTAGTATAAGCAATAGTTTCATATGTTTCCTTTTACAGGTCGAACAGTCCACTGAATCCGCGAACATCCTCGACAATTTTTACAAATTTTGGCGACAGCTCGCCGAATTCACTCGCAAACCACATTGTTTGATTGCGATAATGATACAAAAATACGTCTGCGTTGATTTTCAATGTATTCATTAAGTCACGGATAAATGGTTTCTCCCAGGCTCTCAAACGTAGGCTGTAATACAACAAGTGTTCAGAATCCTGCGATCCGTTTAATTCGACAGACATTGGGTGAAACAATAGTAGTGAGTTTTCGAGGGCATAGCGCTGATCACAGTGAACGAATATCTGAAAGCCCATGCTGGCTGCAAGCATAGGGACGAGACAGATGAACTTGTGCCCGCGAGCCTTTGCTAGATTCATAGCAGAAATGATTTGCGCGCCAGCGATCACACTGCCACCAGGACTGTTGATGACTAGATAGATGGGCTGGCCAGAGCCGTCAGCCAGCTTCTCAATCAATGAGGCGGTTCCAATAGCTCGCCCGTCAATCACTCCTTTGACCACTACCGTCCGTTTTGGATTGAGTTCTATGCTGCGTGCCTGGGTTTTGCAACTTAACAACGACATAATTAACAATAAAATCTTAATCATTTCTCTCTCCTTGTTCCTTAACAATCATAATTTTTGTTACGTAATTAGCTGGCTCATTATTAATGCTGCGTCCTTGCTTAGCAGCTTTCAGAGACTCACTGTTGGGCCCTGCGTTGTAGGCAATCAGAGCAAACGGTATACTACCCTCATTGCGAGCAACCAGGTCTTTGAAGTAGCAGGCAGACAATTGCGCGTTGATGTATATATCCCAGAGGTCGTCTGGTCTCACATTATCAAAGCCGCACACTTTGCCGAAATCATCCTTGTATGCCGGCAAGAGCTGGCCAATGCCACGGGCGCCGCGATTGGACTTAGCTGATCGCTCAAACCTACTCTCAACTGCGATCATTGCTATCCAAATTCGGCCCAAGTCTGGGTCCTTAATTGAGTCTGTAGCGATATCGCCGAGCAGCCTGACCAGTACTTCTTTATAATAAGCAGGCAACGGCGCGTTTATCCGATTGATCACATTTTTAATATATGGGGTAATACTATTAGGCGGTTGGGGAACCGACAGCGGGTGAACTGGACTCTGTACTGTTTGTGTCAGTGGCTCGTTGCATGACGTCGTCGCTAGAATCAGTATCAGTATTAGTGCTTTCATTCATATTCCTTACATTTGCTTGATAAAACGTTGCCAGGGCATACCGCAACATTTCGTTTGGGGACAATTTATAGAGCCTACAGAGGGTTTTAAGAGCCGCGATTTCCGCTCCAGAGATCTTTACGCTCACACCAAATTTATTACTCACTGGCGTTCCTCAATGCGACTATGATTGTGTCGTTTCTTTCTTTTTGATCGTTTTTACGAAGTCTCTTTTGTTCCTCGGGACTAATGAATAGGGTTTTGGCTGCCGGCGATGCCTTTTTTTCTTTTTTCGCGGGTTCTGGGAAACTAAGTATCTTTGCCATATGCTGGATCCTTTCGGTGATAAACTAAAATTGCTGTACATATTGTGTTAAGTAAATAATTGAGTATCAGCGGCCAGTCCTGTCGCACTGCAACATAAATCAGACCCAAGATTTCTCCGCTTAGCCACAGCCACAGGAACCACTTGTCCAAGTAGCAGGCTTTATTTTGTATTGCGGAGATTGTCTGGGGTAGTGCGCATAGGGCGAGAAGAATGGAGGCTAGCCATCCTAAGATGTTCATTTGAACCGTTTTGTTTCCAATGCAAAAGCAATGAAAACTATTACTGCAACATAAAAAATTAAAATAATCATAAAACCCTCATAAAATAGTGAACAGTTAGCCCGATAAATGTGCCTGCGGTGTAGCCGATCGCAAGCCAAAATAGTATGCGGGCCACGCAAAAGATGACATCTTCCAAGGTATTCTCCAATATTCAGTTAGTTACACGGTCGTAGCGGACATCTTGATAGAGCTTGTGGATGTAGGAAACTGCCATTTTCAAGTGTGTGGATATCTGGTCGAAAGTGTACCCTTCTCGCCGCAGCCTACGTATCTTAGATATAAGCAATGACTTGTCGCCTGCAGGTCTGCCGATCTTTTTGCCTCTGCGTCTTGCAGCTTCCAGCCCTGCCTTGACTCTGCGGCTTGCGGTCTCTCGTTCTAGCTGGGCTATCTCGCTGAACATCGCGTATTTAGTCATGCGAAATGGATCGTCTATGGTAGCGTTTAATGCCGGTTGATCCGTGACCACAAGCTCAATGCCGGCCTCTATCCAGTCCATGATCAGTCTCAGAGCATCTGCTGTCTTGCGGCTCAGTCTGTCGAGTCGGTAGGTTACGATGCAGCCGACTTCGCCTGCTTCGATATCTGCGAGCATCTTCTGGAATGCCGGTCGCTTGGTTGTCTTGCCGCTGATTCCTTTGTCTTCATAGACTCTAACTTCGATACCAGGCCTGTTCTTTTTCACCCAGTCTGTGACTGCAACTCGCTGCATATCAGTCTCTTGCTTGTCCGTCGAGACTCGGTAATATATGGCAATTGGTTTACTCATCAGAATCCTCCACATCACGGACAGCGGTTCGCAGCCATGCCTTCGCCTCCTCTTCAAGGCGAGGGCAAACTATGCCTGCGATGCAGCCGAGCACACACGCAAATAGTAGTTGGGACACCAGGCTTGCGATCCAGGCGAGCACAATCCAAAATAGTAGGCAGGCCACGAAAACGATGAAATCTCCCAAGGTAGTCTCCAATATTCAATTGTAGTTTAGCTTCGGCATTTTAATCCTCGATTAGTGTCTATAGCATAAATTATACCATAAATCTATTATCGAGCTAATATCGGTTTTACTCGTTACAGTCCGTAAGTTCATATTCTGACTCAAGTTCTTTCCGGCTGACGGTTGAAGGAAAGCTAGAATTGTACTTGAGAGGCGCGAACCAGTAGGCGACTTCATAATAGCTGCCTAAAAATGTGACAGTTCTATTTAGAATTTTTATTGAGTCGTTTCGCCCAGAGGACACACAATCGTTTGTGTCGAATTTGAAATTTGGAACCCGAATACAGCTATTCAGAAGAATAAAAAATATTAAGTATTTCATGCACTTTCCTAAAAAGCCCCACCGAGGTGTCCTCGGCAGGGCGCATAGAGGAGGCTTATGGAATATTAGGTTAAGCAATTAACCCAATGACTAAATAATGTTTCCGTCGACGTCAATCGCGAAGGCACACGAGTATCCGTCTGTGGTGATGTAGCTACCGGACACAAGTACAGCCAGACGCTGTTTGTTGACCGCGCTGTAGTACGCAATGATCTGCCCGTTACGCAGCCGCAACAAAACTTCATCGTACGGCCCGTTAACGCCACACGGATTTATTATTTCAATAATGTCGTATACTCCGGGCTCGGTGTCTATTCCGTCTTGGCCGTCGGTACCGTTAGCTCCATCAAGACCATTGACGATTACTGCCTGAGTCCCATCTGAGCAAGTGACAAGCGCACCGCCAATCATTGGCGATACCGAACATGAAGTGCCGTCTGAACCTGCGGGACCTTGCACGGTCTCACCTTGTGGACCGGTGCTGCCTTGATGTCCACTGCTGCCAGTCTCGCCATCACTTCCGTCGATGCCATTAACACCAGCGGTACCTGTGTCACCCTTGGGTCCGGGCGTTCCTTGAACAACTGTTGTGCGTTCCGCGCCGCAATCAGTCAAAAGGCAGAAAGCGGTCGTAGCAACCAAGCAGTTCCTTAATGTAAATATATTCAATAATATCATTTTCAATTCTCTCTTTCCATTGCATTGCCAATTGTTCCATCTGTTTGGCTTTGTTAAAAGTAATCATCCTTGATCGCCACCTTTCGGCTAATTTAGGTTAAGTGTTACTTCGTTACATGCGAGCGCCTGCTTGAACTCAGCTGCTTCTTTCGTTTCTACATAGTTCGCAAGAACTGAGAACAGTTTCTTTGGTAGCATGTAGGAAGATCTATCTTTAGGTGATAATAAGCCCCGAGCTTTCATTACATACCTAGCTTCTGGAGATATCTTATTGAACTTAATAGCATCACGCTTCGCCATTTTAAAAAGTGTGCCAGAGTCCACACCCAATACATTTGCCACAGCGGTCAATGGAAGAAAGTCGTCATCAGCAAGGTTTTTGAACTTTTCGACCGTTAACATTGCTTCACTGATACTGATTTCATCTTCCAGGTTGAGTTTTTTCTTAAACTCTTGGACCTGTATTCTTCTTGCATAGAAATCAGCTTTGTTCGGATTGGCATTATTGTAGTCTTCAACCCTCTTAAGGAGACGTAGCTGCTCTTCCGTCGGTGTGAATTTCAATATGCGATCGACTATTGTTTGATAGTTACCCTGATTACCGATAGCAGCATTTGTGTACAACTCATGTCCGGCGATATTCCTGCTGGTGTCAGTTTTTTCCGGACCGAATTCCGCAATTATCAGCTTTCGGAAAGAATTTACGGTACCGTTCTGCAGTTCATTATACACAGTATAATAGGAGTCGCGGGCACGTATGCCTATGTCTGTAAGCCTTTCATGTAAGCAATTATTTATGTACGTCTGTTGTTCCATAGTCAATGCTAGTTTAGCAGTCAACTCTGCTTGAAGACGTGCCAATCCTTCGTTCCCGTACATTTCGTACTGAAGGGCCACATTTTCTTTTGGATCGCGAAGCGCTTTCAGCATCTGAGTCCAAATTGCTTTGGTCTCTGGTGTGTTAATAATTTTTACCAAGGCATCCATTGTTTGACGAGGGACTAGTTTGGAGTGTGGATCTTTGATTGAAATTACTTTGCGTTCTTGTAGGTATTTTTTTTGTTTATGACTCATAGTCAGGAACAAAAGCTTGTGCCGTTCTACTATTTGGTAAATATTCGGGGAGCTCACGCCCAACAATATTGCAGCATCACCGGCAGTGAAGAAATCTCCGTTCTCCATAGCTAACCACCTAACAGTCATAGGTTTTTCAGACGCAGTAGTATTAATACGGGTAGTTTTAATTTCCATAATAACTCCAAACGCAAAACGCATAAGCGCTCAACGTGTGCCTTAAAAGGCGGATTTAATTGTGATTTATTTTGTTCTGTACTCACTGTACACAACATGCCGATTGCTTAAACTTGACTTTATTAACTCCGAGTTAATAAACTCCCGCTTGCGTTCTCGTAGGTATTGTTTACTTTCGTTACTCATAGTAACGAAACTCATGGCTATGACATAGCCTTCTAACGCAAAACGCAACTTTTGTTATAAACTCCGAGTTTAGAACAGATTTATTTTTTGATCGTGACTCTGAGTCATGAACAGATTTTTTGTTCGTAACTCAGAGTTACGAACAGATTTATTTTTTGATCATAACGCGGAGTTACGATCAGATTTATTTTTCGGGTTTTTAAAAATTCGATTTGTGCGTGCGCCGGCCGCATGGTCAAAAGTTGATTATCGCGAATGCTTATTTTCAATTGCATATAGGGCTCCAGGCCACGTATCCCGTGACTTAAGGTTTTAAATTGGGAAAATAGGAAATTGGCCATAACCCAATGATTATGACCGACATTTTGATATAGTATTTTCAGGTGATTAGTCTGAATAAGAAATTGTGTTCTTCAACTCGGCCTTGCTAGGCGATGTCGGCGGACACCTGGCGGCGTCTCTTTCGGACTATAACCCTAACCAGTATCACCTGCTTAGTCGTGGGACGGAATCACCGCCGCTTATAATTTCCTTCTCGGCTTTTTTCGCCGAAAACTTTAGCTGTTCACAATTATTTTTTCAATTTGACCAGTCCAAAGATTGGGCGTGTTTATAGAATAATAATTGCGAAATCGCTTATTTGAAAAACACTCTTTTCGAATTTTCAGCACGTTTTTATTTTTCAGACTTTTTAAAACTTTCGCTATCGTGTGTCGACTTTTTATTCCTGTCATCATCATCAAGTACTCGTAAGAAGGAAAGGATGGATCAAAGTATCCAATCGCTATAAGTATGCGAAATTCCACGTTAGTTAAAAGCTCGCCAGCGAATACAAGATGTTTAGGAATCTCAAGGTAATCATTACCATTTTCCAGTATCTGTTCCTTGTCCATTTTAAAATCCTCACTTTTTTTGTATACACTACACCAGTACAATCCTTGACACTGTAACAACACAAGATACTCAAACTCTATGCCAACGTTCAAAATCAGCATTTCCTGTATACATCCCTTCATCCGTACCTTACTCCCTTGTTGGCTGCGAACATCTCATCCCGAGCCTGTGCATCTCTGCTGCTCACATCAAGCCTCTCCACAAATGCCCGCAGCTCGACCATCTTCACTCGATTGCCTGACAGCGCTGCGACCAACATATCAGCTAAGATTGCTGCAGTCTGTCTCTCGAATCTGCCATTGAATCCGTGTCGCAGGTAATGTGCCAGCAGTTCAGTAGCCTTATCAGTCGTTCTGTTTGAATAACTTTTCATGAAAAGCTCTCCCCTTTAGGCAACCAGCCGCTCATTTTAAGAGCTTTGCTTGAATCTTGACCCGCAATCACTGCTCTTGCGTACTCATATCTAAAAAACGCCCACTTATCGTGCTTGATCCGCTCTAGCAGTAACAGCTTGTTATATAACTTGTTTTTCGGCAGCCAGAACATCTCTTTGTCAGCATCCCAATAAAGGATGGTCAGCTTGTTATAAACTGGATGAAAGTACCAGCTCAGATTATTGCCGTCCTCGTCCAGTATGTTCTGCTTGTATATCCAGAAGCGTTTACCTCCGTTTATCGCCAGCAGTTCCTGGCTGTACTGGCTGTCGCCGGCTATTACCTTTGCTATTGCGTCCTTATTCATATAACCTCCCATTCGTTGTTGTGAGCGTCTATCAGGTCTGCGAGCAGCTCAAGATGTTGGATGCAACTAGCAACCATTTCCTGCTGCACAGAGTAATAAACCCTGCCTTCGTGCGTGTACCGTTCTACGGCCGCAAATGCCTCCCGTAGCAGTTCCAGGTATTCCTGAAGGTCTGGCTTAGTCTTCATATTTCACCCAGTACTCGGGCAGTGCACGGCCCTCAGAGGGGGCAAACCAGATATCTCGCATCTCCCTGTCCTCTGCACTCCAGACATCAAAATATCCCATCAACTCAGAAGGTTCTATGTATTCCGCAGTCAAATCAAAATCTGTGGTGATAGGATTTGAAACAGCGGTAAGCAATTTCCCCTGCGGGAAATAGGAATAGGGTCCTACTAACGTCCCATCTTTCATTTGAATTTGGCCTTCAAAACATGTCCCTAAGATGCCCAAATTTGCCTGGGTATCTATATACACAAACTTAACCGCTGGATTGCTACACACGTATTTTTTACCTACTTCCAATTGAATGTTCATGTTATTCCTCATATAAGTCTTCAGATGCTGAGACTTTTGTTTGATACCAGATTTCATATAATTCCATTGCGTACACATCCAACAGCTCCTCGATCGCAGCAGAGTCAAGGGGCTCGTCGTTGTCGCTGTAATTAGCGACTATGAACATGTCATCCTCGCTGCCCGACACTCTCACAATTTTAATCTCTCTGTTGTTGATAATCATATTCATATAATCTCCTCCGCGTCTTTCATGTTTAGGTATTCTTCAAGCGTGTATATGCGTCCAGGTTCAGCTGCTATTGTCCAGATTTCTGCTATTACCAACTCCTTAGGTATCCCAAGTTGCCCTGCTAGGCCTGCTACTGCGGTGTTCCAGTTATGTCGCGACAGCCACCAGTAATAAACAATTTTAGTTTCCGTGATCATTTTTTTTCCTCTGCTGACCATTTGTTGATCTGCTGTTGCGCAAATGTCCAGGCTGCTGCATGAGATAGGAAGGTTCGGTAGGCGATGTTCACGCCGCTGTCAGTCATTACAGTGACGGTGAAAACTTCTAGTCCGATTTTTGTTGTCCTGTGGATCGCGTATTTCATCTGCTGCCTTGCTCTGTGTGTGTTGCTATTAATAAACTTTACGGGCTATAAGGATTTAAAGATTAGAGATCTAGAATCGGTGAACAAAATTATAGACTTATAGTCACGAAAAACGTCTTATGGTTTTTCATAGATCGTTATTAGTGTCATAAACCGGATCTGAAGAAGGGGTTGCGGCAGGTTAG